TTAGCGGTTCCCGCTGGCATTGTTGTCTCCCCTTCGCAGTTGATCCCAGCTCCCCTGTTTGGCGGTTCCCCAACTCTTGGAAAGCACTTCTCCCCAGGTGACATAGACGTAGGCAATCTCCAAGATCAGGTTTGCTGGAATGGTCTCATAGGCGGTGGCATACAGCGGGGCCAGGTCAGCAATCCGGCTCTCTCCCCTGTACCGCACCTTGACGGTGTAGCCATCCAGGTAGATCTCCACGGTTACCCCCATATATGCTTCGATGATCTCTTTCAGGGTTATCAGGTTGATGGGCGGTTTGGTCCGCAGCTTGGCGAGCACCGCCTCCCGGCGGGCCTTCAAGCTGCTGTTGAGAGGGGAGGAGACCCCCAGCAGTTTTTCCCATCGGGCGATGCCCTCCTCATCCGCGGCCTGAGGGAACCGATTGTACACTAGCCGGCGCAACTCCCCTTTGATGTTGTCAATCTCCGGGTTGACCGCCTGGGCAATGGCTGCCACCTCTTCGATCTGGTCCCACATCTTGGGCAAAAAGGACGCGTAATCCGACTGAGAATCCCACCACAGCATTACACCACCTCCGAAACGGTGATCGTGCCAGTTTTGGCCACCTGATAGCTGTCAAAAGTTTTGGAGAGGGCGAGGTTTGCACTCCCACCCCCCAAGGTGACAGTTCCCACATCCAGGATGCTCTCATGGCTGGTAAGGATGGCCGATACCAACCGGGCATAAAAGACAGTGGGGGCTTCAAACCCAATGGAGGAGATGTAATCTCGGATGGCCTCCTCCACATAGGGTTTCACCAGATCCAGGTTGGCGCCGCTTTTGAGGGAAAGCTGGGCGTCCACTGGAATTTCCAGACTGGTACAGGACTTCACGGTGACGGTGTGGCCAATGGGTGCGATCCCCGATCCATCCACCCCCATGAGGGTTTGGACTTTGTCCACCAGTTCGGTTGTAGCTGGCTCCTTCTGCTCGTCGGCGATGACGATGCCCACCTGGCCGGCTCCCAAAGAAGGAGCTCCAAAGACAGCGGCGGCCCCCACCCCCTCAATCGTCAACGTCTTTTCCCGGTAGTCGGCGATGTTGCCGCCATAGGGGGTCTCCCGCACCGATTGGGCAAACCTCGCCCGGAACTCCTCATCGGTCTCGGCGTCCCGGGCAGGGATTAAGACTTCTCCCAGTTCCGCCCGGCCCAGGCCGGAGATGTTGTCGATGGGCAGCAAGTCCCCGGATAGGAGGTTGGCAGCTGACCCCGCCGTCTGGGCCACCGCCTGGTACACCCCGAAGGAGATCTCCTTTTCAATCTGAAAGATCATCCCCCCCAAGCCGAGGCGGGCCCCCACCGGCACTGCCATAGGCTCACCGGCAGAATCGGTACAATCCACCTTGCGCACGCTGTAGGTGGCCGTCTCCCGATCCAGCCCAAAGGCGGAACAGGAGAGGTCCAAAAAATCCCCGGTGGCTGTATCGGGGAATACTAGGCTCACCGCCCAGCTCAAAATGTAATGGCACTGGGCAATGGCCCAAGCCACCGGCGCCAGCAGGGTATACAAAACACTGCCCTCCCGTTTGTCGTACCGGCTGGGCAGCCGGGCAAGCATCCTTTGTAAAATTACGTTATACTCCAAGCTCCATTCTCCTTTCCATGGTAAAGCTGCCTTCGGCGGAAACCACGGTAAATTGGCAGATCACTTCATCCCCGGAAAATTCCAAAGAGAAGTCCTCCACCCCCTCAATCCGGTCGTCTTGGGTGAGGGCCTCGGCAATGAGCCTCTCCAGTTCCCCCCGGATCAAGTCCCGGTGCTTCCCCCGCAGGGTATCCACCTCGCTCCCGTATTCCCCGGAGAAGATGACATGCCGGAATCGCGGGGTTTCCAGCGCTAGCTTTGCCGCCTGCTGTACCGCCGCCAGGCCGTCTACCTCCCCAAAAATCCGGCCACGTTCAAAGTCGAGGCCAAGGGTCAAACTCGGTTCCATTCCATCACACCTTTCCCAAAATGATACAGGTTTGCCCATGGCGCAATACGGCAACCTTATCCCCTACCTTCGGCATATACTCCAGCGGGTGTTTGACCGCCACACAGGCCCGGGCCCCGCTTTGACCCTCTAGTTTTACTTCGACGGGGCCAGTCATCACCCCGATTTGGATAGCCGGTTGGTCGCTGTTATCCAGCACCCCGGCCGCAATCTCTTTCACCAGTTCTACAATGCTCATTGAGCACCTCCTACCAGCTCCACTTCCATGGTGTGATCCCCATGGCGGATGGTGTGCCGCACCCGATCCACCACCATCCAGCCGTCCAGGGAGAGATCCGGCAGCACTACACGCACCCCCCGTCCTCCCCGGACCCGCAGATCGCCCAGGCAGGAGAGGGACAACGTCTTTCCAACTCGGTTCTTCTCCTGCAGCAGCGATTTGCCCAGCTGGTCGGCCTGGGCCTGATTCTCCCCACCATCCAATTTTTCCAGGTGCTGCAAAACGCCCCAGTTCTTCATGGAGGCATTGTCCTCATAGAGGAGCGCCCCGTTGCCCGGCTGCACCAGCTTGATCCGGTTGGCGGCATTTTCCAGGCTCTCCTCCTGGCTGTAGCCGGTGATCAAACTGCCCTCCCCCAAGATGATCGGCTGCCGCAAATCCTGGAGCAGAGCGAGGCGGATGGCTCCAAAATCGTCGTAGAGGCAGTATTCCGCCCCGGTGAGCCGTTTCAATTCCTGGATGGAATCATACAGCACGTCCAGCCAAACTTTGTTGTCAAAGGTCTTGTCCGGCAGCGGGAACCCGGTGGAGGCGCACTCCCCCAGCCGGAGGCCCAGCGCCATGCACCCTTGTGCCAGTAAGGCTTCCAAAGTCATCCCTTTGCGGAAGATGACATCCTGGGCTTTCAGGTACCGCAGCTGGTCGTAGGCGGTGAGCCGCACCGTTCCCGCCCCCTCCCTCCGGATGGAGAACACCCGCCCGCTGAAGGCCTGCTGGCCGTCCTGTTCAAAGGTGATCAGATCCCCAGGGGAGAATCCCCCTCCCAGCACCGTCACTTCCAGTCGGGCCGCGCCGCTCCGATAGGTGGATTCCCAGGTGATACCAGTGGCGGCATCGGTCAAATCGAACACTTTTCCGGAGGATTCTATGTACAGTTTCAACAAACTCCCCCCTACATCTGGTTGCCAAAGTCATAATCATCCGGCAGATTCAGCTTTTGGATTCTGTCCTTCACATCATTGGCAATGCCCACCCATTGGCGCATCTTTTCTCGGTCGGCGGCCAGGTCAATGGCGGAGTCATGTACCTCAGTGGGTACAATCTGAATCGGCACAAACGCCGGGGCAATCGCCGGGTTGATCACCTTTCCCATGGCAAAGGCGAGGACAGTTTTTGCCCCAGTTTCCACCGCCTTCTTCTGGGAGGGGGTGAGCTTATCCTGCAACGTCTCCCCGGGGGAGAGGGTCACCGTCTTGGGTTCCGGCACCGTTCCGGGCCGGGGCAGACTGGGGATATCGGTGGTTTTCACCCCAAATTCCCGGTATTCTTTCAGCCGGATCGAGACTTCATAGTCTCCGTCCTCGCCCCCTTGTTCGGTGGTGTCCATCTGTTCCAAGGTCACCCGCATGGTCAGCTTATCGCCGCCCACCGCCACAAACCGGAAGGGCTTTTTCTCCTCCTGGAGCGCCCGCAGTTTGGCAATCAGCTTCCCTGGGCTCTGGAAGGCGGATTCCTCCACATAACTGTACACCTGGCCGGGGAACTCGGTGGTGAAGGAGACCGTCCGCAGCTCCCGGCTGTCCGGGGTCTGCACCCGCCCCTGGCCCAGCACGTCGTATTCCCTGGATTTCATCCCGTGCTGCACCGTCAATTTGTCGGTGCCCACCGGCAGATGGATGCCGTCTAAAAACAGGCTGTATCCCATTAGTAAGCCACCCCCAGTCTAGCGCCGTCCAGTTCCGCCCGCATCCGGCGGTACAGCTCTCGGATGCAGTAATCGGCGGTTTCCTCCCGGTCTACAGCAAAGGAGTTGTTCATGGTGATTTGGTAGACGGTGTCGCCCTGCGGTTGCAATGAACTCCATGGCTGTTGAACCTCCAACATGGCGCTTCTGTCAGTAAACGATGCGTCAGTGCCCAACTCCCTTGAGGTGGCGTTCATTTTCTCCATTGCTAGGCTGGAGATGCTCTCAATTTTTCTACTGGCTGTAGGAAGAGATTCCTTAATGCTGTTGGATACCTTTGGCGTAATGGCTTCTGTGACATTCTTTTTCATGCCCCAGAAAGAAAAATCAAAATTTTTGCCTGTTGCCCATTTCATGACGGCGTCAACAAGCTTTTTTCCCAAAAAAAGAATTGCCCCAAGCCCCAACAACGGCATCAAATATGGTATAATGGCAGTAAAGGCGGCGGATAACGCCCCCATTATGCTTCCACCAAAACCCGACAGCGCCGCCTTGACCGCGGAAATCCAACCGGGCAAGGTGCCGGAGCTGATCCCCTCTTTGACCGAAGGCAGCAGCGTAAACCCTTCCACCATTTGTTTAAAGCTTTCTGGGTTTCCGCTCACCCGCCCAGCTTCCGGTCCAAAAATTTCCCTGAGAAATGGCATCGCTATTTTTTTTATTTCCTTCCAGTTGTTTTTGACTCCTGCAATCGCACCGAGCCATCCTATAGCGTCTTTGGCCAATGAAATAAGATCAATGCTATCCTCTCTTTTTTCTGCCTTGTTTTCGACTCCGTATTGGTTGATGAAACCAAGTGTATTGTTCCGGATGCCTTTAACATCATCAGCAATCCCGTCCAGCTCCACCGCCATCAGGGTTATGGGAGTCAATAGGTCTGGGCTCTTTAGGTAATCCAAAAAACCGGTTTCCATGGTATCTTCCCAGTGGGTAATCGCCCCTAGAAATCTATCCATATTTTCCTCCTTTCTTCGTTGAAAGTTCTGTACTTGTATACTATCATTGAATTAATAGAAACAAAAGGAGATTTATTTATGATCCGTGTTGCACATATCTATTTACCTCATTTGAGTGATGATAAAAATGCTAAATATCTTGAAGATTACATAAACAAACATGGAATCACAAAAAATGATATAGTACAATTCATTGCTAATGATTCTGTCAGCACAATCTTTTTGGTGTATGAAGATAACAAACCGTATATCCCCGAAACCGAATCCACAGAATCTGAATCATCATCTCCCCAATAACGGAAAAGGGCGGGTTACCCCGCCCTAGTTCCGTTTCGCCAGGGCCCGTTTCTCCTCCTCCAAATAAATGGCGCAGGAGGCAATGGTCAGCGCCCGTTCCTCGCGGCTCATGGCGGCGAATTCCCCAAACCGGATATGCAGTTTCTGCAGGGCATAATGGGCAAAACCGAATTCATTGCCCTCTTTTATGCCCTGCCGGATGCGTTTTTTGCTTCATCCAGCAGGTCACCGGGGCTTTCCAGCAGGCCGTTGACTTGGCATGCCGCCTGGTAAGCCGCGGCGAATTCACCCATTACCGGCAAAAGGGCTTTCATGGTTTTCACCTCATCGCCCTGGGTGCCCAAGGCTTCCTGCAAAGCGGCGTCAGAGAGGTCGGGGTAAACGATAGAGGCCGCTACCAACCCCTCTTTATAGCCCTGGAGGTCGAAGTGTTCGCCTTTGCTGTCCCGCCGCATGCAGCGCCGGTTGATGGCCTCATTTTCCTTGTGGGAGATGGGGCGGAATTCCCACAGGATGGGGTTGCCCGCCTCATCCAAATACCGCTGGGATACTGGTGTTTGAATCGGTTCCAAGGGAATGGGATTTAGAAACGCTTGAATGCTGTTCATTGCACATCCTCCTAATACATAAATTTGGCAGTTGTTTTTTCCGGGCCACCCGCGCCCCGCCGGAGATTGCAGAAAAAAATCCGGTTCACCCCCGCGAGGGCATCCGCGCCAGCGGAAAGATGGATTACCCTGTGCTTTCCAAGTTCACTCCCTCCAGCAGAGGGGGATTTTTAAGGGGGGCCGGACTTCAGCTGTGCCGCGTGCTGTGCGGCCCCCCTTAAACACGCTTTTGGGTCCAGGGCCTTTTTCGTGTAAAAAGGCGCCTGGCCGGGGGTGCGGGGGCTGGAAGCCCTAGCGAATTGGGGTTATAAGGCCCCCGCCTTAAAAGCCCTATCGAACCTCTGGTTCCACAAACCGGCTGAGGATTTCAAAATCCCCGGCGGTGAAGTCGGTGTCAAAGGTGGCGGCGTCATCGGTGGAGTCGTCGATGTGGACGAGTGCCGCCTTGGAGAGAACCACATCTTTCAAGAGGATTTCACTGCGGCCCACCGTGGACTGGGGGTCCTCCATCACCGTCTGGATGGTGATGGGCTCCAAAACGCCGGTCTCCTTGTAGGATTTGGCGTAATCGATAAAGTCGCTGGTCATCAGGTAGGCGGTCAAACTGCCGGTGATCTTCATGCCGGTGGGCTTGGTCTGTTCCACCCGGTTGCCCAGCATCTGTTTGGTTTTGGTTTTGATTTCCACGTTGGCGCTGAGCTTGGAGAGTTCAAACAACCGGCGGTTCTTGCCGTTTTTGGTGATATATGCACGGCCCTCCTGGGCGTTGACCGTATCGGTCAGACGAGTGTATTCCATTATCGCACCTCCGCAGTCAGATAGAATTTATCGCCGGTGTCCACCGGGCTGATGGCGTAGTTGACCACAATGGCGTCGCTGTCGGCGCCCTTGAGCACCTCCACGTCGCTGGCCGCTTCAAAGTTCTCAATGCTGCCCTGGTCCTGTAAGGTGGAGAAGTACTCCGCCAAGCGGCCCTTGACCCGGGAGCGGCCCTCTTCGCTGTTGGCCACCTTTCCCAGGAATTCCTTTTTCAGTATGTCGGCCACATCCCGGGCGCTGGTGTCAATCACCCGCAGGATCTTGTTTTTTCGAAGGGATTTGGGCTTCTCGCTGTTGTAGGTGGTCAGGGTGTTGATGTCATAGACCAGCCGCACCCCGTCTGCGTCCACATCAAAGACGCACTGGCCGTCCAGCACTGCGGTCTCCTGCATCAAGCGGGTGTACCGGGGCCTCACATCCTTCATGCCGGATACCACCTTATAGGTGTTGCTCTCGGTCATCTTGGCCCCTGCGGCGGCTCCGGCCAGCCAGCAAGCAGCCATGCGGGCGGGGATTTCCACCCCGTCTTCATCTACAAAACCCTGCCGCAGGGAGAGAACCCCCTCGTGGTCGGCTTTCTCATCCACCACCACACACTGGATGAACTGTTCGTTCTGCCGGCGGGTCTTCACCCAGGGGATCAGCTTGGCTTTTACCCCAGTGTCCTCCCCGCAGTAGACGATGACGTCGAAGTCGCAGAGCTCATAGGCGGCGAGAGCGGCCTCATAGTCTGCGGCCTCCGGGTTCCCACCATCGGTGCCGCCGGTGAGGGTCACGCTGGCCTCTCCCAAACTGCCGGAGCCCTCCAAGGTGATCCAGCCGTTCTCTTGAAAGTCCCCAGCGGAAGCAACCATCTGGGCATCCACCGCTTTGCCCGCCAGGTAGGTAGTGATTTCAAACAGTTCGCCGTCCGCTTTGACCGCCACCGACAGGTCGTTGCCCCGGCTGCCGCCCCATTTGGCTTTGGCGGTTAGGCCGCTTACCAGCTGGGCGCTGGCCTGTACCCCCTCATTGAGGCGGTAGACAAAGGCTTTGGTGGCATTCTGGAAGAGCAGCTTCAGGGGCAGCATGGCGCTGTCCTCCATGGCGTAGCCCATCTTGGCGGTGAGGGTCACATCCTCCACCTCCAACACCTTTTTGGGCTCGCCCCAGGGGAACACCCCAAACACTGCCACCCGGCCCCGCTGGCCAGGGGTGAAGGCGTGAAGGCCCGAAGCGGTGAAGTTGGCATACACCCCGGGCAAAATCTTGTTTTGGCTGATAAAGCTCAT